TATCAATTCTGATGTTCAAACTGAAGTCAACTATGTTGCTGAGAAAGTATCTCACCTTGCAACATCTATGATGTCTATGGGTGCTGTTGTTATTGATGACAATGGTATCTATGAACTATTAGACAATAACTAGGAGGGTTAGAAAATGGCTTATAGTGCAAGTGGACTAACTCGTATGAATGGCGATTCAAATGGTAGCTTGTGGAGATACACAACTACTGATGCAATTGCTGCAGTAAATACTGCTGGTTACTTTAATGATGCCGCCAATATGCTTGGCGTTCGTGACTTGATTATGGTGCATGACACTAACGCACCAACAACAAGTTTTGTAACAGTATTATCTAATACTGGTACTGTTGTTGACGTATCTGATGGTACGGCAGTAGCAGAAACCGATAGCGACTAAGGGGTGGGGGCTTCGGCCCCCAACTTTCTATGCCTGATTTTGCAAACACAGCAATAAAAATTTGCTCTCGAGCATCAATGCTAATCGGTGGTAGTCCTATTCAATCTTTTACAGATGGAACTACAGAGTCTGATATAGCTGATGCAGTATATGAAGATATTGTTAGGGCTGTTCTGACAAGCAGTCGTTGGCGTTTTGCTACTAAACAATTTCAACTCAATAAAGTTTCGGAAGCTCCAATAGGTAGATGGGATTCTACTTATCAGTTACCAGCAGATTCATTAATGGTTAATGCTATTACTGTTCAAGATCTTCCAATTGAATATAATATATATGAAGATAAAGTTTATAATAATGCAAATGCTACTGATGAAGTAATTGCAGATTATATTTATCGAGCCAATGAATCTAGTTGGGCACCTTATTTTACGCTTGGTGTTCAGTTTTCAATTGCTTCTGTATTTGCTATTTCTTTAGCAAGAGATGCTTCTTTATCTGCTGCTATGGATCAACAAGCAAATGTTCAATTAATAAAAGCTCGAAGGTTAGACTCTCAAGCTCAAACAACTAAGAAGCTTAATACAAAAAGGTTTGTTACTGAAAGGCTTAGCTAGTGCAAAAAATTCGCGTTCCGCAAAACAGTTTTCAGTTTGGTGAGGTTAGCGATTCTCTAATTATGAGAACTGATACAGCTATCTATACAAGCTCAGCACAAAAAGTTCAGAATATGATTGTTACTGCTGAAGGTAGTGCAAAGAAACGTCAGGGAACATTCTATCATTATAATTATTCTGATATTACTTATAACTCTTCATCTTCTTATAAATACCAGTCTCGTTTATTTCCTTTTGTTTTTGATAGTAATGAGCAATATATTATTTCTATTGAGCATCAAAAGGTAAGATGTTTTAGAGTTGTTGATGATGATACAGTAACATTAGTCGCAACATTAACTGCTGATTCTAGTAGTGCAACTCTTCCATTTAATAGAGTTTATTTAAATCAAATTACTACTGCACAAATGGGTGATGTAATGTTTATTTGTCATCCATTATTTGCTCCTAGAGTATTAACAAGAACAAGTCTTACTGCATTTAACATTAGCACTTTTACGTTTGATAATAGATCTGATTTCAAAAAAACTTATCAACCATATTCTAGATATCAAGGCGCTGGTGTTACTTTAATTCCATCAGCTACTAGCGGATCTAATGTAATAGTTACAACAAGCTCTCCTTACTTTGACATAACAGGAAGTCAAAGTGGCGGTAATTATCCTAACTCATTACACGTTGGCGTTAAACTAAGATATAGTGGCAATGAAGCGCAAATAATTAGTGTGCAATCTACAACTCAGGCTAGAGTTAATATTAGTGATACTCTTACAAGAAGAATGACTGTAAATAATCCCCTTAGAACTCATGAAGGAAGTCAAAGAGTTGAGGTAACTATGATTAATCATGGTCTTTTTGTTGGTGGAGGAACATTTACATTATCTGATTGTGATACAGTTGGAGGCATTGCTGCATCAAATCTTAACATTACAACAATTATAACTAGTATTATTGATGAAAATACTTTTACTTTTAATGCTAGTGCTGCTGCTACTTCTTCAGAAGATGGTGGTGGATTTCCTACTTTTGATGGTGCGGTTTTAAATAGAGATTGGGATGAACAATCTTGGTCTGCTAAAAGAGGTTATCCAGCAGCCGTAGCATTTCATGAAAATAGATTAGTATTTGCTGGAACTATTGCTGAACCAGATACTATTTTTATGAGTCAAATAGGTGAGTATTTTAATTTTGATGCTGGTGAAGCGTTAGATAATGAGGCTATTCAATTAACAGCAGCAACTGGTGATGTTCATGAAATACGTCATTTAGTGTCTAGTCGTGATTTACAAGTGTTTGCTGGTACTGGTGAGCTTTATGTTCCTACGTTTCTTAATCAAGGTATTACTCCAACTAATGCTCAAATTCGTGAACAAACTCCTTATGGGTCTTCTTTTGCCCAACCAGCATTAATAGATGGGGCAACAATATTTGCACAAGAAAGTGGTAGGATAATTAGAGAATATTTATTTACAGATAATGAAGATGCTTATGCTTCTACTGCAATATCAACAATAGCTTCTCATTTAATTAATGAACCTACATGGATTGCTGTTGCTCATAGTGGTTTTAATCAACCAGACTCCTATGCATTAATGGTTATGCAAGATGGTAATGCTGCTGTGTTTACATCTAATAGAGCAGAAAAAAGAGCATCTTGGACTTCATTTACTACTAATGGTAGGTTTGATTCTTGTGTTGCTATTGATGATAGATTGTTTGTTAATATTTATGACTCTAATAATAAGTTAAGACTTTGTGAGTTTAAAGCTGGAGAATATGATTTTGATATTGGTTTAGATTATTATTCAAGAAAAATAATTACCGCTAATGATACTGCAAATCCACCCACAGCGCGAGTAACTGTTGGAACATCTGTATGGTCAAATGGTGATATTTTAGATGTTATAGGCGAACAATTTAATTCATCTTCTGTAGGCGGTCGAGGCAAATTAGATTACCTTGGTCAGTTTGCTTTAACAGCTGGTGAAATTATTTTAGATGATCTGATTGATATTGTGGGCATAGGTCTTGGAGAATATCATCATATTTATTGGGGTAAAATGTTTGACTCTAAAATAATATCTAATCCAATAGATGCCTCTGGTGCTGCTGGTCCACTAACAGGATCTCTTCGAGGTATTACAAATGTTGTTGTAGATATGAAAGATACCAGATCTATAAAGGTAAATACTAAATCAATACCTATAGGAAGTGTTAAGATTACTGGTAAAGAAGAAGTACGCTTGCTTGGGTACAGTAGAGATCCTCAAGTAACAATAGAACAGAACGATCCTTTATCTATGCAAGTTAATGGATTTATTACGGAGGTAATTATTTAATGGATCCATTTACTCTATTAGCTTTTGGAAGCAAAGTTATACAAGCTGGTGCTATGGCTAGTGCTGGCAGGGCGCAGCGTAAGGCTGCTGAACTAGATGCCTTTGCTACTGAAACTGAAAAAAAACGCAGTAAGGTTTCAGCATTACAAAGACACAATGATAGATTAGAGTTATATCGCAATAATCTTGCAGCAAACATTTCTTCATTTAGAGGTAGAGATGATGCTTCTGTTCGAGCATTTTTAAATAGGCAAAGAGAAATAGCATTAGAAGATACATCAAGATCAGATCTTATGGGTATGTTCGAGCAAGCTAAGCTTCAGCAGCAAGCAACAACAATAAGAGTTGAGGGTAGGGCTAGAGAAAAGGCTGCACAAGTTAAAGCATTTACTACCCTGATGAGTGGTATGATGCAATTTCAAGATACTAGGTAGGTAGATTAATGGCTCCTAAAAGAGAAACAAGACAATTTAAAGTTGGCCCTGTTGGTGTTGCTCGATCATCAAGGGCTGGTGTTATAATTGGTGAAGCTGTTGCTGATGGAGCTAATGCTTTAAATGCAGAGTTTTATAAACGTGCTGCTGAAGATGCTAGAGAAAGAGGCATTAAATCTGTTGAGCAATATTCTTCAGCAGAAATAACAACTCTTGGAGAAGATGGCCTTCCTACTGTTTTTGAAGCACCTAGAAGTCTTGGGCGAATTGCATCAAAGGCAAGAGAACAAGCACTTCTTAATAGATTTGAAACCGAAATAGAATTAGAGCTTACTGATAAAGCTAAAGAATTTGCAAATAAATTTAGAAGAAGTCCAGATGCTTATAAAAAAGCATTAAGTGATTACACTGCTGAAATGATAAATGTTGAAGGCAGTTCTGTATTTAAAAGGTTTATTGATCAACGTGGAAAAGCACTTATTAGTGATGGCTATCAAAGATTAGTTGCTGAAGCTCAAAATAGGCATGATAAAGATATGTCTATTCATAATTTATTTCAAAACAAACAAGCCGCTTTAGGTATTCAAAATGCCCTTGGTGCTGGCAAACCAGAAATTGCATTGCAAATTGAACAACAGATTGAACAAAAAAATGATATTGATGTAGCTGCTGGTTATATATTAGATGGTGAGCGATTAGGTAGAGGTATTGAAAGAGAGCAAGCAAAAGCAAGAGGCACACTAGAGTTCTTTTTTAAAAGTACAGATTTAACTAGAAAAGATCTTCAAGAACTTAACATTGCTATAACAACTAATAATCCATCATATATACCTGATGAAAAGTTTGAGAATGTAAGGCAGCTATTAGAAAACGCTAGTGATGATGCTACTATTTCTTCAACTATAAAAGAGTTTGCATTACCTTTAATAAAAGCTGCTGATAATAGAGAGGTATTTGAAAACACATTATCTACTCTTCAACTACAACAGCAACAATTAAATAATTCAGAAATAATTCAAAGATCAAGAGACGCTGCAAATGCTAGCTCTGCAAGTATTGCTGAAAGTATAGAAAAACTTTTTCAAGATAATCAAACAACAAATAATACTGCATTAGATGAACTTAGGGAAAATTTAAGTCCTGAGCTTTTTGAAGCTCAAATAAATAGGTTTAATGTTAGAGCAGAAAACTTTGCTGATAGTTTAGGAAATGCAATAGTATCTAATCATGCTAATAGTTTAGATGATCTTAATAGATTGCAATCATATATAGCAGACCCAACTAATGAAAAAGCTTTAGATTTATTAGAAAGAAACAATCCTAAGTTAGCGCAATACGCTCAACAGTTTGTAAGACTTGATCAAGGGCTACCTCAGTTTGGATTTTTAGGAAAGCTCTCAGATAAAGCAACCTCTTTTAAAGACGAACAGAATTTCTTTCAATCAAAAAGAGAACTGCAAAACTCAATTGACATTAGTAAACAAATTAAAAATTTAGATTTTTCTAATGAAGAAGAGAGAATAAAACTACAAAATAGCATTAAGAAAACAGAACTAGATGTTACTCAACGATCCTCATTGCAAGACAACTTTGATTTTAGATTTGGTAAATCAAAGCTTTCTGGTGTTTACAATAATATAAACTCAGAAGCTCAGTTAGCTTCTATTGATCATTATGCAATAAATGGTGTTGAGAGAGACAGTTATAAAGAAGCTTACACTTTAACTGATAATGAGAAAAAATCTATAGATGAAGCCAGAACATTGCTTGGGGAAAACGCTGCTAGGGTTGAAGCATCTACATTTGCTAGCAGAACATCAGACGCTTTAACTTATGAAAAAGAAGTAGCTGCTAGAAAGAAGTTTTTTGTAGATATATTAACTGGTCCATATGATAATACTAAAGAAAATCGTGATTTAGCAAATGATATTTTTAATGATGTAGCTGTAAAGTTAGGTGCTAATGATTTAAGAGATTTTATTATTAATTCAAACTTTGATATTAACGGTGAAGAAGAACAAAAGCTTCTTGTTATGCTTAGACAATCTAGTGTTTTGCCAACAGATGTTCTTGCTGTTTTTGATGGCTTAGCTAATCAAGGTGGATTTGTAACTGGGAACTTTAGTCCTAGTCGTGTTCTTAATATATATGATGCAGTAAAAAATAAGATTAATTTAAAAACAGGTCAGAGTTTTGATAATGCTGGTCTTGATAAAATACTAGATCCAGATACAGCTGCAACTCTAGATCTTCTTTTGGCTGAATACAGAAGAATGCCAGCAATGAGTATTCAAGCAACAGATGCAGCTATTTCAAATAAAATGAAACAAATATCTGCTATATCAAATGAGCCAGCATTTCAAAAAGAGTTATTAAGTAAGTTAGAAAAAGAGAGCATAGAAGAATATGTTTTAGAAAAACATAGTAATGATATTGGCGTTGATCCTGATTTACTTACAATGGCATCGTCTGTTGTTAGATCTCATTATGCTCAGAGCAAAACTGATCCAGAGAATATTAAATTTAAACCTGAAGTTGCTCTTGAAAATTTCTTTGATGCAAGATTGAAAAAAGATGATCTTGTAAAAGAAGTTCTTACTGAAAAAACTTTGTACTCTCTTGATTTAACTACTCAAGGAAATAGAGATTTGTTTGTTAGTTATATTCGAAATGAGCTTGCTGCTAATGCTATTGAGTATAATGAGTTTGGAGAACCAGAAGCTGAAGGTATAGGCTTTGATATGTTTGGCGGTGAGTTTAAAACTGTTAATAAAATTGATTGGAAGAATGAAGAGTTTTATTTAAGGCCTCTTGGAAAAGATACACAAACAAAAGGTCAAGTTTATAGCATTGTAAATAAAGATGATGAAGCTTATCAAATGTTTGTTGAAGATGGGGAAGGTAATAAAGTTCCAAGAGCTATTTATATTGGAACAAGAGAGCAACCATTTTTAGAATTAGTTAGAAAACAAGAATTAGCTTTAACAACTGAAGCTATATCAGAAGCTCAAAAAACTGAAACTATTGATATAGTCTCTGATAAATTCCCTGCTGGTTCACCGCAAAGACAAGTACAAATTAATAAATTTGGTAACTCTGTTGTTGAAGTCTTTGCAAAACTTGAACAAAGCAATCCTGATATTTTTGCAGACTTTGATGATGATGATAAGCTTTACTTTAATAACAAGTCTTTTAACAACGAAGCTGTTATGGCTGATATTCTTTACAATATAAAAGGCAGAATAAAAGAAATTACAGATTCAAAAACTGAAGCTTTAAATATTTCAGAGATTACTGATCTAGGTATAGCCATTAATGAAGCTCTTAGCTTTATTAATAATGTGAAAGATCCAGATGGTAACTAATCCTCTTACAGTTGATTTTAGTGGATTCTCTCCAAGAAGAGAGTTTGTTAAACCAACATTTGGTCAGACATTAAAAGCATCATTAGGTTATACTTATGATCCTATTATAGAATCTATTAGAGCGCATAATCAATTTGGTAATGAAAGAGAAGAAGGTTATAATCCCTTTGAAGATTTGGGCAGTCATGGTTTGTTTGCTATGCATTTACGTCATGCAACAAATCCTCAGCATATGGCATTTCTTAAAAGAGGAATTGATGAATCAATATCAAGAAGGCAAGTATTAGCTGACTCATCTTTTACTGCTTTACTTGGTGCTGGTTTATTTGATCCTCTTAATTTAGTAGCGTTACCTTTAGGTGGGCCTAGTATTGGCATTGGTCGAAGTGCATTAAGAGTTGGCGCTGGTGTTGGTATGCTGCAAGCTGGTGTAGAAGCTGTTCTTATACAGCCTAATGATCCTGTGCAAACAGCAGCCGAGAGTATGTATAATATTGTAGGAGCTACTTTGTTTGGTGCAGCCTTTGGTGGTGCAATATCTATTCCTCTTACAGCTAGAGCTAAATCATTAAGAAAAGCTCAAGAAGATTTAACAGAGTTTGCTAGATCTGTTCGAATGATTGAACACGCTTCTGAGTTAAGTGCTGATGATTTATCTGATTTATCAAATGCTATTAGACCTCATGAAGATGTTAATATTGAGATACTAAAATCAACAATAGGTAATCTTACTAAAAAAAGAGATCAGCTAGAAATAGAAATAAAAGCTGGTAAGACAACAGGTAAAGAAGCTGAGTTTAGAGAAGTTGAAAATTCTTTATCTTCTTATAGAAGAGAGGCTGGAATTAGAGAGTTAGTAGCTGAAGGCTATACTCCAGAAAAGCTTTGGTCTATTGCTAATAATAGGTTTACTGACAGTGCTTTTTATAAATTTGTAAGCACTCCATTTAAGAGAGTTATACAATCAGACACTGCTACTGGTGCTATGAAACAGGCAATGGTTAAACTTGGCGGTGACTCTGGCCTTAATTATATTGCAACAACTCTGGGCTTTACGAGTCCATTATCTGTTCATCAAAGGGCTGCTGCTAAAAACGGACTTTGGGTAAAAGCACATGATGATTTAATAAAATTATTTAGAGAAGATATGAAGTTAATGGATACTTCTTTCTTAGATATTGATGTTGTTACAGCATACAGATCCGTTACTCGAAGAGATGATAGTTATGGTTCTTGGCTTAGAGGTATTAATAGAAAAAGAACTCTTAAAGAAGAAAACCTAACTGACATAGAAAAACAATCTATAAGTATTATTGATAACTTTTTTAAAAAAGCAGAAAGTGAATTAAAAAGCGTTGGATTAATAGGTACTAAGAAATCAATACAAGATTCGATAAACTATTTTAATAGAACTATTCCTGATCTTGAAGATCAAATACTTAGGGCTGCTAATAATCCTAAACTAGCTCAAGAATTAATAGAATATACAAGTCGTTTAAAAAATAGAAGAGAAATAGCTGAGCAAGAACTTAAAAACTTTAGTGATACTGAGCAAACCTTTACTGACAATTTTCTTCCTAGATTCTGGGACGTTAAAGTTGTTGATAAAAGGCGCAATGAATTAGAAAGTATTATTGCAAGATGGTATACAAATAATCCTACTGTATGGCGTTTTGAAAATGGTAAGTGGTTGCAAAAAAAGTTTAGCCCTGATGCGGATGATATTAGGCAAAGAGCAAAACAAACTGTTGATAATATTCTTAATGACCCAGATCCAACTAGTGATTCAAGTATTGCTTATGGTTATGGTAGATCTAAACATTTTAGACACCGCAAATTAGATATTCCAAATGAATTAGTTTGGGATTTTATTATGCAAGATCCTATTGCTATAATGAAAACGTATACAGCTAGGGTTGCCCCAAGAATAGAATTTAAAAAACTATTTAATGGACAAGAGCTTGAAGATGTAAACTTTCATCTCAGAAGAGATGCTATGAAAAGAGGTTTATCAGATGCAGAAATAAATAAACACATGAGAGATTTTAATCTTATGTATGATCGTATTGCTGGTGCTGTTCTTAGAAATCCATCAGCATTTAATCAAAATGCTGCTTACATTATGAAAGAAGCGGCTGCTACTAACTATATGGGATCTGGTTGGATTGCTGCTGTTCCTGAGTTTGGTCGTGTAATGATGGAGCATGATGGTCAAACAATGATTAAAACTATTTCTGCTTTGCTTGATAGAGAAACTTTAAAGATGGCTGCAAAAGATGTTCGTCTTAGCGGTGAAGCTATTGATATACTAAAGGGTAGTGCGTTTGCTCGATTAGTTGACGATATGGCTAATAATGTTGATGCAAATGAGTTTTGGAATAAAGCACGAAATGCTTTTTATACATTGA